CTTGAATGTAAGGATCTAGAAATTCTTCCCATTCTAAGGTCATATATTCTCCCTTGTTCTCATATTATCCTTCAAATATCTTTGATTTCTTCTCCAGATTCATATACAATAAATACAATGCTTATTATACCATAAGTTAAAAACGTTTACAAATAGTTATCATTGGTTTTCAATAGTTGAATTTTTACTTATTTTTCTTTAAAATCATTTTCGTTAATTGCTATCATTTTTTTAAATCGTATTCATCATCGTATTCATTTTCACACTCATATTTGCCCGTATAGTTGAGAAGGTTGCAATTTAATTCTAATAGTTTCCAAAAGGATCAGTGAGTAATTTCGCTGTTTTTATTTTTAACAAAACACCGTTTTTGACAATAATACACCACGATTCCCTCTTCCTATTCTTCAAGAAAGCGATTTTTTGAACAATAGGATTGTAATTTGGGTTTCTAATCGTTAAAAATGCCTGTTTTTGCAAAATAGAAAACCGTGATGATTGTCACGGTTCCTGCTCGTCTCCAAATTTTATTTCGGCTTCACGTCGCATTTTTAAATGGTATTCAAGCGAAAAAGAACGCTCCTAACCCTCTATCTATAAAGATTTTTCAAGACTTTCAAGCGATTATCAAGCGTATTTTTAGAGCAAACAAAAAAACCGCAAGCCTGAGCCTGCGGTAAAGAACTATTCTTTGTCTTTGTTTTTGTTTTGATTATTCCCTGTAAACAAACCAATTAGCCCTAATGCAGTAGTTCCAGTTAAAACACTACCTGCAACTTGTTTATCTGTCGCTATTAAGTAAATTCCACCGATAATAACAACGAGGGCGATTAAAAAGCCAAATAACTGTCCCAATTTATGAGAAGAGATATTCCCTGATAAGTATTTATCTTCCATCTCTCTACGATGTTGGCTTTCTGCAATACCATTATCAATAATCTTTTGTGCAGCATCAGGATATAGCTCTTGATACCTTTTGAGGATATCTGGATGTGGTAGATCACCTTGATAGATTTCCAACTTCTGCAGAACTACTTGACGCTGTTCATGTGGTAAGCGCTCGACTTCATCAACAATATTATTGACTTCAATCAAATCTTTATTATTCTCGGTATCCAAATTTCATTACCTCTTTCTGAATGCCCATAGTTGATTTCTTGTAATCACTTTTGACTTTCTTCCAGTCTGGGACTGTATCAGCTTTTACTTTTGGAATGTTCTGGTTAAAGCTAAAAACAGGCAATACAATTGCTGTCATACCAAGTAAAAAAGACTTAAAGCATTGAGGTTGTTTTGTATTTTTTAACATACCAAATTCCTCCTACTCGCTCCATAATATTTTTTTGAATTAACTTGATTATGACATCTTTCTTTAAAAAAGTCAATGTTTCTTACTCTTTTTAACGAAAAAATCCCCACAAGAACGAGTCCTGTGGGGTAGAAACACATTTTAGAAAAGTTTTCCTTTCTATTTATTTTTTAAGATTATTTAGTTGTAATCAAGCCTTCTGGCTCAACTGTGAACTCTGGTTTATCTGCCATTGTTCCGTCTGCCTTGAGGAAGTACCAACCTTTTTTATCTGCTGATTGGATAAAAGCGTTAGATACCATAGCGCCTTCTTTACCGTCTAGGTAGTACCAAGTGTCCTTGTACTTAACCCAACCCGTCTTCATTGCGCCTTCTACATCGAAATAGTACCACTTCTCAGCGATTTTCTTCCAACCTGTGGCCATTTCGCCCGACTTGTCAAACCAGTACCAGTTACCATCTGAGTGCTTCTTCCAACGATCTGCAAGCATATAGCCTGAGCCATCGAAGTAATACCAGGTTCCGTCAATCTTTTCAAACCTGTCTTTTGGATAAGAGCCGTCTTCTTTAACGTACCAGTAGCCTGTATCATTCTTCTGCCAGCCTCGTTTAACTTCTGCAGGTTGTGCGTCCGCGTTCGCTAAACGATAAACATAATAGTAAGGACGTCCAGCGTATAGCCAGATATCGTCGTGGTCGTTGACCGTGATTCCGTCAAAGCGGTAGTTGCAATGGATAATATTGTTTTCATCCACAAACATACCAGTATGCCCACCAGCACCACTAGAATATCCTTTACGTCCCCAGATGAAGATATCGCCACGTTGAGCGTCCCAAGGTGTGTTCTCGGCAATAAGGATATATCCATTATCCATTAACCACTGGTGTTCATATTCAGTATTTACTGCCCAACCTGCTGAGATTGCCCCAGCGCTCATGAGCGAGTAGTAGATTGAAGATGAACAATCATAAGAATCAGGCCCGTCTCTGTGGATCATTGAGTAAGACACCTTGCCTTCACGCTCTCTCATCCACTCGATTGCGGTTTCAATATTCACTGTCATTATTACTCCTCACTTGGTTTCTTGTATTCTAGTGCTCGTGTGCTGTCTGTAATTCCGCTTGTTGTTGGGTCATTGACCAAACCGATAGCAGTCAAGAATACGAAGACCGCATTAACAAGCAGAATCAGCTTGTTGCCGATATCACCTAAATCCAGATGATATCCAAAGACTGCTGCACCAGCTTGCAAGACAAGCAAGAAGGCTGGGATTGCAGTCAGCCAAAAGAATTTATTTTGTAATCGTAATTTCCAGTTAATCATATGCTTTTCCTTCCTAGCGCCTTACTGCGCCTAAACTTTCAACGGTTTTAGCGTTCCAAATGCCTAATTGATACATAACGCGAACGATATTTCTCTGATTATTCCACTGGTATTCATACATGGAACCTCTTTCAGTCAACCTTGCTCTTGTCCAATCGTAATCATCTGCTGATTTTAGCGGATTCAGTACTTTTACTGTATCGTGCCAGTAATCAAATCTCGCCTTTTTCCACTCATCCAAACCAAGAATACCCATAGATGTTCTAATTATCGCGTTTGGAAAATCATAGACTGGGGGTTGATTGCTTAATCCTTGGGTTCTTTTAGCGCCCAAAATTGTAAGGTTATCTCCTACATCTAGACCACATCCGTTGTCAAACCATGCAATAGGCGGTGTACTGTTTAAATCAATCGTATAAGCCATCGGCGCTCGTCGTGGTACAGGTTTAACAAGAGCCAGTTGCTCTTGCAAAGTCTGCGTTTGCTTTACTAAAGATTCCACTTGATGCTTCAAAATTTGATAGTCAGATTTCCCTTCGATGTAATCTTTCGCTTCAAGCTCTGCTTTGCTTGTGTAATCCGTTTCGAATCGTTTAACATCACGGCCAACCGCTTGAGCGAATTCCTCTAAATTGCTCATAGCAATCACGCTTTCGCTGCGTTATAGGTTGCGACTAAATCAAGGTTGGCAAACTCATCAATACGACGTCCGAGATCAGCCAATTTTTGAACGACTGCGCCTTCAGTATCGCCACTCATACTAGAGATTTTTTCAGCAATCTCTTTCAGTGTGTCGAGATTTTCAGGAACACCCTCGCCTAAAATATCAGCTTTCACTGCGGTTTTAGCCTGCTCGATAGCCTGCATTAACGTAGCATTGTCAATCTTTGTATTGATTAACTGCACCATTGTCTTGTTATCCGCTCCCAATGCGGAAGCGAATGCAATTAATTTACTTGTATCCATTATTTCATACCTTTCCTAAGTTGTAGTACATGAGTAAATCAGGGATTTCCTGACATGCTCCACCTTCGCTTGCAGGTCTTTCTGCAAGCTGTTTTTTTACTTCTTCTGCGATATCCAGCTCCTTAAGAGCATGGACTTCTTCTGTAACCAATTCCTTATCTGAAGCGACTATCTTGATGTGTGTCGTTTTATCGCTAGGGAAAATGTACCCACCAGCGCTAACTTCTAAGCGGTATTTGCCGATTGGCAAGATAGTGTCCAGATTAAAATTCACGCTTGAGCTCGTGACAGTTACCTTCTTCTTCCACTGGTACTTGTCCATAGTCAGACTAACGACCGCCACCTCCCCTTCTAGAGAGGAGACAGCGCGATAATCTTCGTCTAAAAGGACAAATCCAAAGGTAGAAGCTACATCACCCTGCTTGATGAGGTAACCGCCATCAACTTGAGCAAGATTGGTCGTATTGAGATTACAGACCATTCTGCGCCCCTTTCTCATCTTCAATTAAGATGTCATCTCTAATCTGCAACGCTTCAAAATTATTGTACAAGTGGTCTATGTAGCCATTGCCACCAAGAGCCTTGTAGCTATTGTGCATGTTCTCAACTACATAGAACTCATCCTTGGTAGTAAAACCACGTCGGATAGCCCTGCGAATATCACGATCGAGACGCATCCTCATCGTTACAAGGTGCGCCTCGTCGTGCAGTTTTAGCTTTGCTTGTACTTCGTCAATTTTGGTGTTGCTGTCGCATGCAGTTTCTTGGACATCCTTGATTTTCCCTTTAACATCGTCCAATTCAGAAATGATTTGGTCTGTTAGTTCCTTTGATTTCTTCGGCATTTTATAGCCCAACCAAGCCACAACGATTGGCGTGGCAACTGGTAGCACGTTCATGAAGAAATGCTCTGTTGATTGTAAGACGTCCATATAGCACCTCTACTGTACAATTGTTGCTTTTGGTACATTAAACTTCCAAGTCGCCAGTACACCATTCTGGTAAGGCGTTCCTTCAAGTTGAGCAAGGTTTTCTCCTTGGTAAGTAAACGACTGATTGGTTTGAATCAGAATGCGTTTACCTTCTCCGTTGATTTCAGTGTGGTTAGGATCTTCGACTGCGAAAATTGCTCCAGGCTCATAAACTTTACCAACTTCAGCAAGTGGGAAGAGTTCGACAAGTTCCTTGTAGGTTGTTCCGTAGGAGATTTTTTCACCCATGATAGAATCTTGAGCCATGACACGAACGACTTTGTCAATTTTATTTGTAAGCGCAGAGAGTTTATTCTGTTCACTCTCATTTTGCGCAATCTTCTGATTAGCCTGTTCAAGCTGCGCCTGTGTTTTAACGATGGCACTACCTGGATCTAGCTCGGCTTTTAGAATATCCAGTACATCTTGAATCAAAGCATCTTCTGATTTATTTGTCCGGTCTCCTGCGAGCTCACGCATGTTCGTACTGTAACGATTGCCTTCTGATAAACGAATTTCAACTACTGTCTTGATATTATCTCCAAAACCTCGAGTATAAGGCTTGCTTGCTAGTTCATAATTATTAATTGCCATTTGTCATGTTTCCTTTCACTTCTTCAAATAACTCTTTTAGAGCTGGGTCATATTCTAGGACCTTTGTCATCGTGTGCAATTCGCTTGCTGCATACAAATAAAGGGCTTCATTCTTAGCTGATTTTTGCTCACTGACTGCTAGTTTTTTAGTCAGCGAATCAAGTGTTAACTGATTTACTACTGCGTCCATGTTGTTATTCATGCTATTGTTTTCTCCATTTTTTCTATTTTTTGATTTAACTCTTGAATGGCCTTGATTAAGTAAGGCACCAGTGCAAATGTGTTATATGTGTAAATCCCATCTGGACCCTCACGAAAAGCGTCTGGAGCGTACTTTTGCACATCTTGAGCCATGATACCGCATGAGATATCCTCTACCTCGTTATTAAATTCTTTTCGGTAACTATACGTTTTCAAACGATTAATAACATCAACCCCTGAAACACTACTCTCTTGAATGTTTGATTTCAGTCTGCGGTCAGAAGTATCGTTCCAAGCTGGGAACCAATCTCTGGCACCACTGGCTTTTTCCAGATAAAAATAATCTTTACTGCTTCGTCCAATCTTCTCGTATTCACCAGAATAGATCCAAACACCACCATCATAACGAATTCTTCCTGTAACTTTCAGGTCTCCGTGAATAATTGGTGTTTTCCAAAATTCAGCCGTGTTATAACAATACATCTTGCCATTATTTTTCACGAACCATGCATAGTATCCAGGTTCGCTCCAATTGCCTCCCCAGTTAACCCAAAGAGCTGTTTGTCCACTACCACCTTCACCGTCCCCCATTCCAACCGAGAAGTGATTGCGACCAGTTAGCCAACGTCCAGAACCTGAATCATGCGTCCCGAGCTGGAAGCCACCAATCCAGCCTTTATAACCTTCTAAAACAGTTGAGCTAGAAATGACGGACTCTATTCTTGTCGCGAAAATGCGTTTAGATGTCAGCTGGTCAATGAAAGCCTCATTTGCTAGCATTTTTCTAATAAACGCATTGTCAAATCTCACTTTATCAGCCGTGACCGCTTCAGCGTCTAATATCGTAGTCGTGACCGAACCAGCTTCAAAATTGGCCGTTTTCAGCTTATCAACCATAGCTGACTTGATAACCGCGTTATCAATTAAGGTCTCGCCAGTTATATGAGTCAATTTACCAGTGATACGGTTGTGACCTGTAGCACCAAGGTTGATTCCAGAGATCAAATCTCCTGCGCTGTTGATGTTTTGAACAGACCATGAGTCAGCAAGCTGTCTTTGGACTGTTTTTAGACCTTCATTCTTAGACACCTCAACCTGAAACAGCTGGCTGGTCATAGCCATACGAGCAACCTTATCCGCAATTCCGTTTTCAGTATTGCCCATAATACGCTCATAAAGCTGGCTAGTTTCTTTGACTCGCTGGAAGTCAGTAGTCTCTACTTTTTGTGCTAGTTGATTGGTCATGTTCTTAAATTGACTATCAGCATCCGCTTTGTTTGCAGAAATCTGAGTCTTTAAGTTTGAAATCTGATTAGTGGTTCCTTGCTCACTGCTTGTAAGTCTATTTGAAAGACCACTGATTTGACCGCCCACATCTTGCTTATAAGTAGTTATCTGACTTGAAATATCCGTGAACTTACCATCTACAGATTGACGATAGCTTGCGATTTGACTAGCGATGTCTTTATTTGCACTAGTTTTAACAGCTTCAATCCTCTGATTGATACCCTTCACATCTTCTTGATAAGTCGCTTTGCCTACATAGTCCTTCGTTACCAACTCACGGACTGCTGTCGCTTGTTTTGCGCTTTCCTCACGAGCATAGCGCTGCAATGCTTCCTGTCTCTGACCGTCTTTATTGATATATTCCTGAATAGTTGATAAATCAGTTCGCAACCCCTGAGCTGTCCGCTCAAAGATAGCCTTAGCCTCAGTGATGAGACCATCAGTGTCTTCGATTGCTGGACTCCAGTCTGTTGCTAGAGTTCCTTTCTCAAGCTTAATCCTACGAACAGAATAATTATTGTTTCCACCGTAGTCATACAAGGCCATTTCTCCCCTTGAATAACGAGGGTCATCATTTGGAAAAATAACTGGACCTGTGAACGTGAACCGTTGCCACTCCTTGCTTGGAGTGATGTCTGCACTAACTTTCAGACCGAAGCGATTATTTTGATAATGATAAAAATGTAGAGGGCGAATCTCGCCACCCTCATTAATTTTTATGTCAAACGATAAAGTCCAAGTCTCCCCGACATTTTCTTGAGTCAGGTATGGATGTAGAGGGAACGAGAAGAACCGTGTACTTGTTCGAATCTTCTCAGAATCTCGATAATAGTTTCTGCCACCGACTCGTAAGTTTGAAAATTCTTCTCGCAATTTCCCAGCCTCAGCCACAACTAAGGTCTTATCTGCCTTGTCCTTGGTTGCGTTCAGGATTTCTTGACGAATAGAACCAGCTCGCACCTCAAATTCAGCAAGACTCAACTTCTGATTCAGCTTGTCTTGTGTGTCTGTCTCAAGACTCTTCACAGACTGTCGGATATGCTCAGCAGTCACATTGAGTGAACTGATATCCGCTTTGGTTCTTAGACCTTCAGTCAAACGCCTCACTCCAGCATCAAGCGCATCAGCGCGCTGTTTGAAGTTGGATTCGACGGCTGAAATCTGACCATCAGTGTCTTCGATTGCTGGACTCCAGTCAGTAGCTAGAGTGCCTTTCTCAAGTTTAATTCTACGAACAGAATAATTATTGTTTCCACCGTAGTCATACAAGGCCATCTCTCCCCTCGAATAACGAGGGTCATCGTTCAGAAAGATAACTGGACCTTTGAACGTGAAACGTTGCCACTCCTTGCTTGGAGTGATGTCAGCACTAGTTTTCAGACCGAAGCGATTCGTTTGATAGTGATAAAAATGTAGAGGGCGAATCTCGCCACCTTCATTTATTTTTAGATCAAACGATAGAGTCCAAGTCTCCCCTACATTTTCTTGAGTAAGATATGGATGTAGAGGGAACGAGAAGAAACGTGTACTTGTGCGAATCTTCTCAGAGTCTCGATAGTAGTTTCGGCCACCGACCGTCACACTCGCTATCTTGCTAGTCAACTCTTCGGCTGTCTGCGTGAGCTCTGACTTGCTGGCTTTACCATTGGCCAAGTTGGTCAGCTCTGCCAGTCTACGAGTCGTTGTCTCTTCATACGTCGCTTGTGCCGACTTCACACCAGCCAGTTCATTCTTGGTCTGACTAAGTGCTTCAACCTGCTTGGCAATCTCAGCTTCAGCCTGCGCCTGCTTCGGTCGAATATCGTTCGCGATAGTCCGTTTCAGAGCATCCAAATCACCCGACAAAGCCGTCTGAGCGCTCGTAGTCTGCGACTTAAACGCTTCAAGTCTAGCAATCGAATCCAGCCCAATCCGCTTCGCTTCCTGAGCAAGCAAACTACTTGCGCCAGCATTTTTCAATGCTTCCTCAGCCTTACGCTTAGCTTCTTTCAATGGCCCATTGTCAAAGCTGTCGAAGCGCTGATTGATAGTATCAGACAGTTCTTGCTTGACTTCTTCCGCCTTGGCCTTGGCAAGTTCGATACCGTCATCTATCTCTTTTTTACGCTTGGCAAATTCAGCATCAAACGCACGGTCAGCGTTGGCAATTTCCTTTTTCAAACGTTCTTCAAAAATCTTATGCAGATTTCGGCTTTCATTCAAAACGGCATCATTTACAATCCCACCGATCGCATTCGCCAGACTGGACTGGAACGTCCCAAAACCTATCGATTTCAGACGTTTTGCCATTGGCGAATAGGTGTATTTCGTGATTTTTTTACGAACATCAAGACCATACCACTCATGATAGATACTGACCACATCGAACATCCGAACTGCAACATCACTCTGGCCGACAACCGATATTTCAAGATTATCTTCCAGCATGTCGCACATACTCGTCCGAAAATACTGCTTACCGTATTCAATCAAGCTAGCTTGGTCTTTGACATTCTGGTCATTGACTTCAACAACTGCTTCATAGATTTGGCTGTATTTTCCAAGCAAGGGGCTATCAATCACTACTACATAATCAACGTCAGGCGCCTTTTCTCCCTCTCCTTTAACAGTTGTTTTAAAGGTTATCCGAGTTTTCAAAGATTTCGTTGAAGTCTTATGCTGGTAGCTGGACAGATTTTTCTTATACATAAAAAGCGATTCATTTTCAGAACCGCCATTCTTCAACAAGCGCAAGTTATAGCCATTTCGCACCATATCTCCGCCCCACTGACCAAGGATAGAATGCTTGTCTTTGGCTAAGACTTCCATAGCATTCTTATCCTTGATGTTAAGCGTATGCCTATCATCAATGTCTGAGAAAAAAGAGAAAGGATTGGCTCTGGTAATGCTACCAGCCAATGCGCTCAAAACCCTTGTACCACTAACACGGTCAACATCGATAGAGCTGACGATGTAGTTATTTAACAGGCTGATAACCTGATTGGCATAGACTTGGATATATCCTTGTTGTTTTTCAACCTCAAAAATATAAAAATCCTGCTCACCATGCAGGTCATCAGCTGTCAAAAAGGTTTCCTCTTTCAGCAATTCCCACTTGGGATCCGATGTAGGAAAACGAAAGGTCAGTTGATAGGTATTGTTTCGTTCCTGAACGATTTCGTCATTGTAGGCCTCATTTAAAGGCGTATTGCCTTCAGTAAGATAAATCATAAGATATACCTCCAATTCGGCCGAACTATGACCTTACGAACCGCACCAGTAAAGACCAGACCGTTATTCCCGACTGCTAACTCAAAGAAGCCTCCACGTTTACGTAGCGTATTTTGAACCGCACCATCTGCGTTGTAGATATTCTGTTTCTTATGTCTACAATCAATAGTCACTTTTCGTCTAATGGTCAAGTGCATAGTTGTCCGTCCAATAGTCAAAGAAATATCTCCGTCCCCCTCAATCTCAATCACAGGCTCACTATAGACAGAGCCTGGATTGTTGACATTACCGCTTGCGGTAAAGATGAGAGGAGCAACATTTTTCCGATATCGGAACGGTTGCATACTCAACTTGATTTCAAGTTTCCAACCGTGCATGCCTTGAGGTTTGTATTTTGCACTGATGAAATCAGCGTAAAATAAAGAGCCCAGCTGGTAGCTAAACTCTAGCGTATTATCATTTGGTTGGAATCTCTCAACGATTTTAGACGGGTCTACCGTCCTTGGAATGTAAAAGGCAAACGTTCGTTCATAACTCTCATAAGCACCGTCCAAGACACGGTAATTCCCGTTGACCCCAAAAAGGGTAGCTGTTTCCGAGACCTTAGGTTTAGCAGCCTCTACCTCGCCAAAGTCGGTTACAACACATTTAGGAATGGTTGAAGTATTGAAACCATTGATAATCATGTATTCCATTAAATTCCCTCCCTAGCGTAAATCGCACCTTGACGTTGATAGACGCTCATTGAAATTTTATCAGCATCCAGGTAAGTATCTGACGGCTTTTCAAGTATAGCAGTAAGGATCTTCTCCATACTTGCTCTCAGAATCGCTATCTCAGACACGGTTTGACTGTCTTTAGCCTCAATCTGAGCGCTTGGCATAGCCAAACTTGCTTCAATATTTTTGGCAATGGTAGGTGTTCCACTCAGACCAAAATCATCGTTTGAAAATGCGTTTGAGATTTCGCCAGCCATTCCACCGACCGATTTCTTAACATCTTTGAAACGGTCTTGCAACCCGCTATTCAAACCTTGCATAATCGCATTACCAGCAGGAATCAAGAGCTTGCGGTCGTATTCAATCGGACCTTTGTGATCACGAATCCAGCTAGCAATACCGCCAACGAAGTCAGTTACTGCTCCCCAAGCAGACTTCAAACCGCCTAGGAATCCATCAAGAATAGCCTTACCAGCTGACCATAGGTCAATGTTTCGAATGCCGTCAAAGATACTCGTAACATTACTTACAAGATCACGTACACCTTGTTTCATGCTTTCCCACGCTCGCTGAGCTCCTTGTACAAGTCCATCAATCAGACCTAAGACCGTTGACTTCAACCCTTCCCAAGCACTACTTGCGACAGATTTGATTGTATTCCAGATATTAGATAATATCTGAGCAAAGCCATCAAAGATAGCCTTACCTGCAGCAGACAACCCGTTCCAAATTGCCTCACCGACTCCTTTTATAGCATTCCAAGCAGTTCCCCAATCACCGTTGATGATAGCCATGACTGCTTTTATAATGCCACTAATGACATCCATAGCCGTCTGAATAGCAATCTTAATCAACTCCCAAACCGTTGTTACAACCGTACAAATATTATTCCAAGTCCCTTCAATGAAAGGTCCGAGAATATTCATAGCTGTTTCGATTATAGATTGGATAATTGGCATAACCGTCTGAATGACTGTCTGGATTGCGTTCCAAACCGTTGTGAATGTTTGTTGAATCAAACCTTGATTTTCAGTCCACCATAGGGAAATACCATCCCAAACTGATTTAATAAAATCAATAACCGTTTGAATGATTGGAGCGACAACAGCCATCATATTATTCCAGACGGTTGTAGCTGTTTCAACAATACCGTTCCAAACACCAGACAATGTTGAACTAATAGACTGCCAAGCACTAGACAACCAATCCATGAAGCCTTGCCAAATTTGTCTACCTGTTTCGGTTTGGGTAAAGAACCACGCTAATGCAGCAACAAGTGCAGCAATAGCACCAACAACAAGAACGATAGGATTTGCAGACATAACTGCATTAAATAGACTAAAAGAACCGCTAGCTCCAACTGCTGCCGCATTCTCAGCCGCTAAAGCAGCCGTCAAGGTTCCACTGGCAACCGCTCTAGCTTGAGATAAAGCAAAAGAGATATTAAAGATTGCGTTTTTAGCACTCTCGATAGTTTTTATAGCTAAACTAACAGCTTTGTAGGCTTTCCATGCTGTAGTTAATCCAATGACAGCAGATGCAACTGCAGATACAATACCTGGATGCTCTTTTAGCGATCCTGTTATATCCTTCAAAATTGAAGAAGCACCTTTTAGAACATTAGAAAGAAATTCAAATGCTGTTCCTAAAAGATTAACATTTTGACCGCTATCTTGTATGCCTAAAAAACCTCCAACAAAATCAGCTACGATGCTACCAACATTACCGATAACTGAACCAATATTCTCAAAGGTTACACGTATATTGTCCGCAATATTGATAATTTGGTTCGCTGCATCCTCGCTAAATCCAAGTGCATCTAATATCTCGAAGTTCCCCTCCTTATCCATAGACCCAAAGATCATGTCAAAAAAGGTTTGGAAAATCCCTGTTACACGCCCAATCTGGTCATATACAGCACTACCAAAAGCGTCACCAAAAAGCTGAGAAGCTAAAGAGCTTACACCTTCTGTCAGCACTACTCCTAAACCTGACAGGATATTCCCTATCATTGGTAAGAAGTTGCCGAAAAGGAAAGTTTTAGTGGTTTCTAGTAGTGATTGTAAGGCTGGGGTTACATCTTCCCCAATAGCTATCTTCCCTAGCACATTCTGAGCAGCTGCTTTCATCGATTCAAAGGATCCTGTGAAAGTCGTTGACGCTTCTTTTGCAGTCGTACCAGTGATTTTCAATTTACTCTGCACAACAGAAATAGCGTTAACGATGTTACCAAAAGACATATCTCCATCTTTTACAGTAACGTTCAGCTCTTCTTGTTCTTTCTTATAACTTGCTGCGTCCGCTATCAAGCGCTTCATTTCTTGTTGCGTACCACCATAGCCTAGCTTCAAATTGTCCAGCATGGTGTAGTTCTGCTTGGCAAAACCTTGATATGCCATCTGGATGCTCTCCATAGATGTCCCCATCTTGTTAGCATTATCTGACATATCAACCATTGCCCTGTTAGCCACATCAGCTGCCAAACTGACATCACCACCAAGAGATTGCAACAAACTGGCTGAGAAGCCTGTCACATTCTCCATGTATTTGTTTGCGGAAAGTCCTGTAGTCCTATACGCTTCTTCTGCATAGGCTCTTACTTTTCCTGCTGATGTTTTAAAGAGGGTCTCAACACCACCAATGGATTGTTGAAGCGCTGCCCCTTCGCCCAATGCGGCGCTAAAGGCTTTCCCAATTCCTGCAGCTGCAACTATCTTTTTAAAGGTGCCTACAATGTTTGATCCAAGAGATTCTCCTGCGAAAGTTCCTGCTGAAGCAACCTCGCCACCTATCTCTTTCTGGATCATTCCACTTATTCCTTTAGCAGAAGGGATGATTTGTACATAGGCTTTCCCTAGTTGTGTTGCCACTAGCTTTCACCTCCTGTTTTCGCAAGTAAAGCCTTGCGATAGTTTTCAAAGTCCTCACCAGATTCAAAGACGAGATAGTCTTTCCCATCATTCTCACTCTTATCTCTCTTAATTAATTGATCCGCGATGGATGCAGGACGATTAACACCCTTTTGACCATCTTTAGTTTGCAACCACAAAGAGAGTGAAAGTCTATCTACGATACTTGCAAGTAACGTCGTTTCCAGAGGGAAGATTTGGTCAGACATAATCTGTTTTATCCGCGAATCATCACGCAACCCATACGCAAAAACAGCCACCTCATTTAAAGGTAGCTGTTTATAGCAGTATATCTGATAGGTTTCCGCTAAATCACAGACAAGAGCATCCTCGTCTAAGGCAATCATCTGAGCAAGGACTAGGATTTTTTTAAGTCATTACTTTTATCAAAGATACTCTTAACATCTGCAAACAATACTTCAGAGTCTACGATTTCATCTTCATCCTCCAAATGTTTTAAAAACGCTAGGGCTTGTTCTTTACCAAATAGAAGATTTAAAAATGTTTCTGTTTCTTCAAGATCTTGCTTTTCAACTTTAGCGACAGATTTGAGAAGATAATAATTTCTCAATCGTTTTTTAGGGATTTTGTATTCAAACCCTGATTCCGTTTTTCCTTTTAAGATTTCTTCCATTTACTTTACGCTCCTTGAATGTATTTGTAATGTGTATTTCCTTGGTCGTCTGGTAAAGCGGTAATAGTTAGTTCATAACCAATTGGCTCACCATCTTTATAGCTAACTTCTCCAATTTCGCTCACCTTGCCACGAGGAATGACGATACGTTGGAAGTTTTTGTTTTTTAGGAGAATATCAATTACCAATGAGTGCTCTGGTAATTCGTTCGAATTTGCTTTAACAGTAATCCCGGTCGATAAAGTTCCTGTAACATTATCTGCACCATAAGCTTCTTTGAGGACTTCTACATTAAGACTTTCAATTAACTTAAATTTAAAGGTATCTTTCTTTTCGGTCTGAGAAGACAAGACTGTTTGTCCACCCCAGGCTTTGACTTCTTCACTTTCTGGTGAGTTTTCATTAGTGATACCGTCTTCCGAGATATATCCTAACGATTTAAATGCTGGATTTAAATCTGATTTTGAATCAGTTGGTAATAATGTACCTAGTGGTGCACTTGCAATTGCTCCACTTGCTTTCGGCTTTGCAGCCGTTACATTTGATGCTGATGCAGTCGTCATATTCTTTCCTCCTGTTGATTCTGCATTTGGTGTTCTTACTTCTGTCGCTTCTAATTCTGGCGCCAAAACTACACCTCCTTTTTAAAAATAATTAATGTCATATACCGCTTGATAGCGATATTGCTTCGTTTCTGTGTCTGTAAAGTTGTAGTCACTATTGTGATGCACACCGCTGACTTCGTTGACTGTGATGAGATCCTCAACTACTTTCTTGACTTTCTCATTCAGCTCAGCAGCTTTTTGAAGTGATGGTGCATAACTTTGAAAAGCGAATGTGGCGGAATGAACGTAGTCGCTTCCACCGCTTCCAGTCTTTTCTAAAATGACATAACTTTCAGGCATTTTCGGTTTATGCTCAAAAAAAGACGGAACATCTAACTGTCCGTCTAAAAATTTCTTTATAACTAATTCGATCATCTCATAGCCTTTAGTAAAATATTATGTTTTTTGTTTCTGGCCATGCTCTTGATGTCAGTCGTACTAATCTTTGCATTGGCACGCTTTTGCCCTGGCGATACAGTCAATTCAAACCCCTCACCAGCTCTCTCAGCAATCCCTTGCCCTTTTTCCCTCAAAATGCCCTGCATTTCGGAAGAACGTAGCAAAGCAGACACCCCAGCTGGGTTTAATTGGAATTTCATATCACTCATAAACTTCAACCATGACCTTTCTATTCCAAGATAATGGAATCATTGACTCAATCCCCTCTTGAGGAATGCCGATTGTACGCCATTTGCGACCAAAAAACTTAACCTCACGATTTTCCCACTTGTTAGTGTCCCCTTTAGGAATACCAAGTGTATAAACCGCCTTTTTACCAGTCAAGTTCATTTGATTGATGACGTCCTCTGATGAAGTTGGCGCTACCAATACATTTTGAACCTCAATCTCAACATCACGATAGATTGGATGACCGAAATCGTCGTTACCAGTTTCTACCTTGTCCACTAAAATGACAGGGATTCCTTTTAGGTAGGTCATAAATTTCAATCGCTCCATATCGTTGTTTTTTCTTCAAACCAAGCCTTTTGAGTTCGGTGTCTTTAATAAAGAGACCGCCTCCTGGCACTAGGTATGAACCACTAAATGTATATCCCAAGGCACTTTCAGAAACTTGAGTCATCGGTTCATGGTCTGTTGAGGTCATTAATGTTCGTGCCACGATATCGACCGTGACAGACTTAGCAACACTAGCGAATGACACGCTCTCAGCTACCATATCATCAAGGTCTTTACCGACTTTTTCAGCTTCCACTCGCAAAGAATTAGATACAACTTCCAACAGAGCCTCAGCCCTTGCACGCTCATCAAATTTCAACGAGCGCCACAACAATTCTAAGTCTTCAATCTTTGCAAAATTTTCCATAGCTTAACCCTTGTTTTCCTCGTACAAGGCTACCAAATCGGATTTTTTTGAACTCTTATCGTAATCAATGCCCAGCTCATCCAAACTAGACTTCAACTCCGCTACAGTCAAATCTCCTCCGCTTGGTGCCGTATCTTCCACAGGCACCCAATCTCCGCCAAGAACACTCTCAGCGGAGATAATCACGCCCGTTTTCATATCACGGTATAAAGCCATAAAACTTACGCTTTCACACGAGCGAAGGCATCTTCATCAAGGATACCCCAACCGATAAAGGCTTCCGCACGCAAACAGATTTCATTATAGGCTTTAAGGTCACGACCAGCACCGTCTGGATCACCGTATTCAATAATTTCCATCGGAATGTTTTCAGAGTACCCCCACTTGAAGCGGTTTTGGAAGTCCCCAACGATAGCATGGTCTGTTTCAGCAGTTCCACCAGTGACAGTAAGGTTTTTGTTGATATCTGATTTCATACCGTAGAATGAATCAGGATTTTGGCCAAAACGGAACTCAGGATATTGAACAACTCCGTTGACTTTAACTTTTGCCAATGCTTGTCCAGCGGCTGGTGACAAAGCGATACCATTTACTTCACACCCTCTAGCTGTAACTTGCTGTACTGCTGACTCCAAATTCTCATCGATTTTAGTTTCATCATACGTCACGATACTTCCGTTAATCACACCATCAAATGAGTTGGTTGCACGGAAAGACGCATCCGTCATTGTTTTTGGTTCCAAACCATGAAGAGCAGCAAGGTCGAAGGCTTCTGCAATCTTCTTAGCGAATCCGTCCATATATGCTGATAAGAAGTTCATTCGTTTTTCTTCAGACGCATTTTTAAATTCATCTGTAATACGGGCTTGGTAAACAAATTTAAGTGGTTTGATAACTTTAGAAGTGATTTTCGCTTTATTTCCAAGTTTTTGCTCACCCTCACCGACAATTTGCGCATTCCCTTCAAGATTAAAGATAAATTGTTCCACACCATTAAATGGAATTGGTGTTTGTGCTGACAATTTAGCTAGTACAGATTTTCCCTGCACCTTGCTAATCAATTCTTTTACTACTTCTGGTTTAAAAAGTGTTCCAGTTTTCATTGCATTATCTGCCATAATTTCTATTCTCCTTTTGGTTGTAATTCACGAAGCATTTGCTTCATTTGTATAGTTTTGTCATCACCGATAGGGGGCTCCGTATCTCTTAGCGGTGCTTGAGGTGTAGCTGGTCGCATAAAGCCAGCTAGACGCTCAGCGTCAGCCCTCAATGCCTCTTCGTCAGCACCTTGAAGACGGTCAGCCAAGTCATAAGGCAAGCCATTTTGTAAAGCGATACGAGTTCGCAAGCTAGCAGTTTCATAATTGCTCACTTGCCCCTGCAATTCAGTAATTTGAGCGTCTAATCCTGCTCTGGTTTGCTTATCATCTTCAACAGTAGATTTCAAATTACTGTTTTCAGACTCTAGTTCTGAAACACGTTTCTTGAGATCATCATAATCACCGAATTTTTCACGCTCACGTCTGATACGTTCCTTCACGATATTATCTAGCTCTTCCTGTGTTTCAATCGTTTTAAATTCAGACATCTTCATGTCTCCTTTCTCCTGCTTTCCCGGCAGTTCGGTAATTTTTTAGGCATCAAAAAAAGCAGTCTCTCAACTGCTCCTCTTAATAACTGATTTTTTGCTTTTTCTTAGGCTTAGTTGTCATACAAGCCCAATGCGCAAGCAAGGCGCTATCCATCAAAGAAATATCCATATCCGCAAAATGCGAGCGATAGCCAAAGCCACCGTTTGAACCGATGTTCCTCTTCTCACAGTTGGTTGTGATTTTCTTCAAAGACGGTTGACCAGCATGGCACAAGGTTTTTTGGTAAATCCCCTGCTCCCACATCGAGTTAGCCACGATGATTTCCTTGACCGTGGGCAATATCACGCTCTTCATGCGTTCCTTTTTCAACTCTTCATCAAGGATTTTCTGACCACTTGCCCCATCGACTACGATAGTAGCCACATCGGCACGCTTGACAAAATCCAAGATCCAATCATTTCCATTACGAACCGACTGACAGTCAATCGTCTCAACAAAAATCCGCTCATCTACTGTACGAACAGCAATACTTAATGCCACGTTTGCACCATCTTGACCATATTTGACTCCGACAAACAATTTACCTGATAAATCAGGCATAGAGTCCATACACAACTCATTCCATTCCGTTTCCGAAATGGCAGATTTCTGGTTGTATTCAGGCCAATAACCCAAACGCTGAACATTATGGTCTAGCTTATCATCACCAAGTTCGGCTTCTATCTTCCGCTCATTCAAATGGTAACCCATAGAGGGATTGGAGTTATACCAAGCATCGACATCGTCAATCTCTTTTTCCTCAGAAACTGACCATTCCGCCCAACCAGAGTATTTTCCTTTCCCAAAAAGGCAATTCTTACGGTAATTTGTGAATACCGTACCATTTGAAACAGGTGTAGGAGGTGTCCCACACATGATTGTGATTGGATTGCTACTATCCGTTACCGTATATTTCAAGGCCGATTCCTGCTCAGTTGTATATTCCTGAGCCTCATCGATAACGAGAAGGTCAAAACCTTCCCCCAAACCACCATTTGAAGTTCTGGTACGAAATTGTACAATCCCACCGCCGTCAAACAGTTCAATCCGCTCTTGTCCCTTGGCTCGTATAGAGCTAAAGTGCTCACCGTCCACATATCCCATTTTTTCAAGGTAACGTTTCACCTTTTCAAAAGAGGAATGAGAGGTGGATATTCTATGAGCCGTGTGTAGGATGTTTAGTCCATTATGCAGGCCCCAAAGTTCAAAAAGGTACAAGAGTTCAGACTTCCCATTACGACGAGGAATAGAGTAGCCAAATTTTTGATGCACCCACAAACCATTCTTGTCAACCGCCATGATAGAGGTCAACAGATTGACTTGCCAAGCGTAGCAAGAAAGACCCGTCCGCTCATAGATTTCTACCGCTTCTTTCGCCTTAGAATTTTTCTTGACGTACTTTAAAATTACCGATTGAGTAGGATTCTGATTGCCAAGTTTCTTTCTAGCCATCCACTGCTCCTTTCAATCGTACCGCATGATAACCCTATCGCTGGGATGATTTAATTGATTACGTTCAAAATATAGTTTTTAGCAACATCTAGCATTCCCAATGCCTGCAAACTACTATCCCAGCTATAGCCAAGATTTATCTCACCATCTTTATCCAAAGAAACTACCAATACCGAAGTGTAGTCATGACTAGCCTCAAGATTCTCCTCCAAAATTTCTTTCACAGAAGCACCACGCTCCAGACTAGACTTTTTCTCTGAAAAATCAATCACGTTTTCCATTGTTACCCCTTTCTAAGCATAATAAAAGCACCCTTACGAGTGCTCTAACATATTATTTTCTATCTGAAAAGAAATCAGCCCAAAATGGATTCTCTTTATCAAAGATTTCAATCTCTTCTGAGCTCATATTATGAGGATAATCTTCAAAAAGGTTATAGAATTTTTGCTTGTCGAATGTGATTAGCATCAATCCTTTGGCATACCATGAAGTATCAACCCACCAAATTTTATCATCATCGTTTTCCTTGTAACAATACTCTGACCAATTCGCTTCTTCGTAATCACTTTTCATGTCCTGTAATACCTTTCATCTGTTTAGATTCAGCTGTGTTAAGGAAACTCAATATGTTATGAAATTCAGGGTTGTCTTTTAATGAATTTACATCAATAAGATAGCTATCTACATCATATTTACGTCCCCTAAAAGTATGAGATTTCTTAGCCTTAAATCTTTTTTTCAAAACAGTGTCATCAAACGGCTTAAACCCATTTACAATTTTTGATTGAAGCTCCAAGTATTCAACTAGATTATCATTCTTCCTAACGATTGCAGCGTGTCTACCTGTTGCTAAGTAGTATTCTTTTCCGTTTTCTGCCTTTTCCAACAATTCTTTGGTCGCTTTGAAATCATTTATGTTTTTGGCGACATGCATTTCTACACCTGGAAGGCTCCCAATCATATTGATTCTATCAAGTCTACTAAAAAAAACGCGACTCTTTCCACCTCTAAAATCTAGAACTGTATATCCCGCTTTATTTCCTATGTAAGCAAATGCTACTGATGAACAAGAGCCTTTTGTCTTATCTCCACCACTAATCGCTTGAATAATTTCCTCTTCGGTTAATTTTTTAGAACTTTTCTTGATAGGATTTGAAGTTAGCCCCATTTGAAGAGCAAGTTTTCTAACCTGGCTAATTTCAGATTGTATCCCTATACTCTTTCTCGTTTCTATTTTATCACTTTTGTCACTTTTACTCCATGCCTTACTCCAAACATTTTGGACCTTTCCATTTTTAGGGTCATAATCAACAGTGCATCGACAACGTTGGTGTCTCCGATAAATATCCTTTGGAACTCTTGGGTATTTGTAAATACCTTGAACTTCCTGGCACCATTCACAACAATGATAAGCAGATTTTCTTACAATCTCTGGTTGCAAACCGGATTTATGATGAAACTCCGCATTTTTCTGGATGCTATCATCAATTATTGATTGAGTAAAGTTCACAACAGGCTCTTCTAAAAGCCAACGAACATCATCAAAACTTCCCTCACTTGCTAAACGATTGACCAACCCATCAATTCGGTCTTGATTCAGCTCAGGAACCTGAACAGCTAACCCAATTTTAGCCTCAGAGTTCAAATTCTTCTGAACTTGCTCAGTATAATCACTCACAAGCTCATGATTTCGCCCCAGAACGTCCATCAGCACACGTTGAGCGATATTGTAATACATTTTACCGTCTGGTAGTATTTCGTTCGTCAGAGAGGTTCCTAGAGCCTTAGAAAGTATCTCCCCGATTTCAATGGCATACTTATTGGCATCCAAATAACTTGCCTTGCTGTGTTGTAGTTTAGACAGCAAGTCTTTCAAGATCTCGCTGTCTAGCCTAGCACCTTCAAACTCAGACTTGATTTTCTTGAGCAGACTCGGAACGATATCCTCCACCATCTATTCCCTCCTTCACTGCTGGAGCAGGCTTGTCTGACCCTTTAATTCCAGTCAAGTCACGGATGGTTTCAGCATCCATATAGCCAGGCACCGCTTGATTCAGTTTGATAACACCATCACCGATCAAGGTCAACATATTAGCGTCTGCCTCAAACAAAGGCTCCCACTTCACGACCGTTTTATTGAACTGTTTCCTCAAATACGGAAACTCATCTCGTAAACAAGTAGCGACATAGGCCACATTCAGCAAACCAGAGCCTAGAGAGCGCTGAGCCTTCCGACCAGCTAACCGCAAGTTCTCATGACTAGCCTTGATAGCTTCAACGGATGACGGATTGTCAGAAACAAAACCAAGATCATCCAAGGTCAATCCCATCTCCCCAGCAAAGCCTGATGCTACTGTTCTCAACAATTCAGTAAATGGAGACATACTAGACGTGCTGAATTGTCCCACATTCGGCTTATCCCCGTCATCATCTTTAGTAAAGACGAGCATACTTGATACACTGGCTTTCAATGTATCTATTGCTTCGGCATCTTGACTCAGCCCTGACACATACTTTTGTGGGAATGAATAAATCTCAGCAGTGATATCTGCATTCTCAAGAACTCTCTTTGCGAAGCTTTGGTAATACATCCCAGCCCTAGTAATTCGTGATCGACCAAACGGACGAACCGCATCAGGTCTATGAATGACTGGCACCAGCAAAGGAACACCCGTTGGATTTTCGATTGCAAAAGACTGACCGTCTTTAGGATAGAACCAAGTCACATCACTAGTGAAGTAAGCCTCAAGCAAAGCATATCCATTGTCATCCTGTTTCAAAACGGCATAGCCCTCTGTCAGCAAACCAGTGATAGGATCTAAAACACCAGTCGCATTGCTTGCCTCAATAACCTGTAACCGAGGAGCGTCATCGTCATATCCTTGCGAGATGTAAACAAAACAACACGACCCAATCAAAGCTGAAAGGATCGCGCTATCAAAAAATACATCTGGATTGTTCTGTGCAAAGATTTCATTAGCTCCAAAATCATCATTAGCAAACTCACGAAAAACTAAACGATCTGCAAGACTGTCAACACCCTTAGCAGCCCAACCTAAGACTGCTCGATATCTTTGTCTTATTTGAGGAGGAACCGTAATTCCTGTATCTATATCCATATGTTGCATAGCATACTGATTGTATCTAGTATCTACACCCATTTTGTAATTGGCTAGCTTCTTCCTGAGATAGCCCATACCTTTCAATGTCATTTTATACAACTACCTTTCATTTCCCGCGAGAAAAAATGTACAGTGACGGTGTGAAGCCCTGAAGCACCGAGGGGGAGGGGGTCACCCCCCTACCTTGGCAGGAACACTCGTCCTTTTTTCAATCTCTATCTAATTATTTTTTATAACAAGACCTATTTATTATTTTTAAATAATTACTGATGGTTTTAATATTAACTCTTATATTTAAACCAATCTGTACTTTGTGGCAAGTTCCTATTACCGATAACCTTTGTTCCGTTTGTCTTCTCATCAGCATATAGCTTGTCAGACTTCTGTCTATTGCATTGCCAATGCGCCAACTGCAAGTTAGCAATGTCAGATGGATGTCCGTTCTTATTTACTGGAACGATGTGGTCAATGACTGGACTTAATGGATGAGGATATCTCAGGTCTTTATCTACAGGCTGGCCACATATCCCACAAGTGTTTCTTGTCTTTAAGATAATCTTCTTGTTCTTCTCAAAGGCTACTCTATGTGGTCCACTACGGTCTGCGCGGAGGGGGTTGGTATTCATCTAGGGAGGGGGTCCTTTCTTTTTAAAGGAGGGGGTTGGTATTCTCAAATGTACCCCCTCGGTATCTTTCAAAACAGGGGTGTTTTTAGTGCACCCACCCCCTCTTGTATTTAACATATCTTATATTTTGTGACTTTCGAGAGAACCTGCTTTAACTCAGTCTAGACAATGCTTCAGCCACATTTCTAATTTATTGAATTTACCATTTCTCAATATGATAAATAGACATGTTTTTAATACGTAAAAGTAAGCATACTTTCATCTATTTCATCTTGATTATAGCCAATATAGTCCAATGTTATATCTGGTGCAGAGTGATTAAGTATCTGCATTAAGATAGCTATATTACCATTCTGTTTGTAGTGATGGTATCCAAATGTTTTTCTCATCGAATGGGTACCAATGTGTTCAAGTCCAGAATGATTTGCTGCATCATTTAAAAATTGATACACAGCTACTCTTCCTATGTGTTTAATTCTAAGTCCGTCGCCCCTAACTTTCTTTCTGCTCGGAAAGAGGTAGTCGTAACTTTCAAGATTATTTTCTTTTATGTAACGGTTCAGGGCTTTTCTTAACTCTGGGTTAACTGCAAACCTTCTTATTTTGCCAGTTTTTTTCTCTTTGATTTCAATTCTATCTTGAACTACATGTTTTACTTGAAGAGGAACAATGTCGCTTACTCGTAGACCTGAGTATATCCCAAACAAGAAGAGAATATAGTTTCGTTCACTCTTTGATTTCAAATAATTCTTCATTCGTTCGATATCGTCTAGATCACGAATGGGTTCTACTTTCTTCATGCACCTCTCCTTTCTACATAAAAAGCCACACGATGTGGCATTAAATATGACAGTAGCTGGAATTGAACCAGCTGGTCTAGCAGTAAAACGCACGCTTGGTAAAAGTTTCAAGGAGACCCAAACAACCTGCTAACCTGTCCTTACTGTCTAAGAGGCCGGAACCTCTGTATTTTTAGGAGTCCTCATGACTGTTCGTTGCCAATCATTGGATAATACTATTTTAGCACCTTTTTCCGTTCCAATTCTCCCAGGATTTTCCCAAATTTTTCCCAAGATTTTCCCAGAAATCACTTGTAAACTAGAAGGTTACTTGCTTGATAGGACTCCGCAAACTCTAATAGAGCTTTGTTCAATATCCGATAATACTCACTAGATGAGTAGCCTAGTTCTGAATAAATACTGTAGTCTTCCCTCCTTTTTTTTCTGCAATATCGTTCAACAAGAATACGTGTATATTCCAAATCCGAAAGATTGTTAATCGCTTTAGCAATTAGTTCTAGGTCCTGCTGAGCTGATACCCTACGCACGACCATGCTCTCTACCTGCTTACTTGTCTTACCACTTGATGGCCTTGGTTCAAGTGAGTAGGATATCGTTATTTTTGGAGCATATTCTTCTCCAGCTATCCGTCTTAAGCGACTGTATTTTTTAAGGACTTTGATAGCTTCCTTTCTTGTCTTCTTTTCATCGATGATATCCAATAATTCTATTTGCACACGAACTCCTCCTCATGATATAATAGTATTAATGATTTCGTTGTTTGAGGGTCAGCCGTGTGCTGACTCTTTTTTTATATCTCAATCCCAAAGAAAGTACAAATATCTTCCAATGCGCATTTAGAAATACTACTGCCTGTTTCCCACTTGGCTATTATCTCTCTGCGATACCCTAATTTAATGGCTAAATCACTTTGAGTCAATCCCAACTCGCATCGCTTTCTTTTTAGCATTTCGGCAAAAGGATTTGTCTTTTTTCTCAAAAACATACGAGGGTCAAGATTCAATTTTTCGCAAATAACAAACATATCTCCGTCTTGAGGCTGTGCTTTTCCGCTTTCCCAATGACAAATAGCTTCTGGGGTAACTCCAAAAATTTTAGCAGCCTCAGTTTTCTTTAGGCCTTTGGCTTGTCGCCACAATCTGATTTGATTTCCGAACTTACTATCCTTCATCATCCACCTCAATCTTTACAACAGCTCTACCATTTGGATTTCTTCTTTGCGTGGATGCAAAAGTATAATACTTCAACATCCTTTCAGCAATACCTGTTTCTTTGCTGATTTCAGCAAGAGTACCCAATGTTATGAACACGTAACCTTGATACAAAGCGTATTCACTCATGCTCCATCTCCTCGATTAGCCAGTCAAGGTTCTTACGTGCTTTCTTCAGGTCTTCAAGACCGTTCTTTTCTTTGTATCGAAGTAAATACTCGACTGCACTGCACCAGTGATGTGCTTCCATCTCTGACTTACCTTTGATGAAATTCCTCGTAACATCTTTCACTTCGAGACCATAAGTCCCGATATAATGATTTGGTTTATTTATGGTATCAATTATTTCTGGGTACATTAGATAACCTCCAAAAGATCTCTGTTTTCGTAGATGTTGCCGATGATTTCTCTACTTCCAGCCACGTTACACAATCGCTCAAAATTATTGTAACTAATCAAACTATTCGTCCACATTCCTAAATCAGATCTGTATTCGACTACACCATTCAACAATCCATCTTTTGTACCAAGTACATCACCCTCAAAGATTTCCTTACCGTTCTTGTCTTTGAGTCCTGTTGATTGCATGAGATATTCATCATCAATCGACCAGCCTTTTAAGTAATTGCATGAAAGTTTTTTGCTATCGTTAGCATAAACATTGTTATTCCAAATAATCAATTCATCATTATCAAACATCTTTTGTTCGTGCTTATCCCAAGCTCTGTATCTTGGTATCATCCCAAATCCTCCTTAAATAAACAAGCTAGCTAACCATATCAAAAATGCACATGTAATGATTTTCGAAATACTGCTCTTTACAGCATACAAATAATCCTCTTCAGATTCCTTTTTGCTGGATAGCACAGGCCAGATGAAAGATAGTAGTGCATCCATCCCTAAAGCTTGCCAGACTGTAATTTTACCAACTGGGACAATCGTTGTGATAATCTCATTCCACCCATACTGAACCACAAATGGAGATACAACAATTACAAATACAGCACCTAAAATAATTCCTAGTTTTTTCATTTTATAAATCCTCCTCTTTCACAAATGAACCATCAATCCATTTACCCTTGCGGTCTTTGATTTCTTGGTAAGCCAGTTCAAAACATTCTTCAAAATCATAACTGAGAGCATTGCTGATTGATTTTAACCAGATTACTGTACGTATCAAGCTTGATTTACGAACTTCCTTAGCAAAGTAATCTTGATATAATTGAAATTCGCTTATATTTTTATTTAAAAAACCAAAACATGTCATTACATCTCTATCATTTCCTGATGATTTAAAAATCTCCTGCACGTCTACCTTAATCAGCAACGCAAGCCCAACAATCACAACTGCGCAATCACCGATGCTGTCCTTTGTCAGCTTCTCATTCTTCTTGAGATAACCTGCACATAACTCACCGAACTCTTCGCTTAGTTTCAAAGACTGCTTGTCTAGTCGTCCACCGTTTTCAAGGTCACGGTCTATAAACCATTGTTTTACTTTTTCTAGTGTGTTCATGCTAACTCCTATCTTTTCGTTAATCTTGGTAAAATTTCATTCACGATGAATATATAATTTGGAGCAAGAGTTACTTTTAAAACAATTGCAACAACTAATGTTATCAAGCTTGCGCTCGATGAAATGCAACTAACTTTTAGCGCTGGTTTAAGGTCCTTTCTTTTCCGTTCAATGCGTTCTAATTTAATTTCTTCTTCACTTTTACCTCTATATTCGTTAAAGACGATACCACCATCATAAGTAAAATATATGAGAGTTGAAACCACTAAAACCACTGAAGAGACAACCAGTATTGCAATTGATATTATTTGAAAAAGACTGAAGATATCATAAAACATCTTTTCTTTAATAAGCATTTCATAAATCTGTGGCGCATTTCCTTTAAATGTTGTAAGCAAAGAACTTACTTCGTCAACTGTCATATTCAGCATTTTTGCTAAAGCTTGTAAAATATCGTCCAT